AATTGCATCCATTGCCGGTATAGACAAAGCCATCACCCACAAAGTCGGCCGACATACCTTTGCCACGCTCTATCTCCGCAAGACAAAGGATATCGCTGCACTGAAAGAAATCCTCGGCCATTCCGATATATCCGAAACGCTTATTTATGCCCACGTTTTGGAAGAAAGTAAGTTGGAAGGCATAAGATGCTTTGATGCGTTCTCCATTTAAAGGTTCCAGCTTAAACAATGAAACAATAAGGGGGCAGATAATCTACCCCCCTATAATCATTATTCTACTACCGTTATTCTAGCATAGCCATTACCACTATGTCCTGTCTCTCTACCTCCGCTAGTTGACTCAAAAGATGTACTGCCATCTTTGGTTGTACCGCTGTCAAGCTGAAGCCCGGTATATCCGCTAGGTCTTGATGCAGCATTGGCTGAGATGTTGACAAAACCACTACCACCACCACTATAATTCACATAGTCGGTAGAGGTGTCGGAATATCCAGTACCCCCTCCATACCAGCCACCACCTCCACCACCAGCGCAATAGCGACAGTTGGTTGTATCTTGGTTGTCACCCAATCCGAATGAACCGCCGCTACCTGCCGATGATTGCGTACCTGGGTATTGGCCTTTACCGCTTGTACCACCACCTTGTTGTGCTCCGGAAGACTTTCCACTACTTGTGGATGTCGATGTGACGGTCTCTGACTTGTACAACGTATAGTTGTAACTGCTGGAAGAGCTCGTGCTTTTCACCAAAATCCTGAAGTCCAAATACGATGTACTTGGAGTTATAAACGATGAACCACTTAGGGTACCGGCCTGTGTTCCTGACGAATTATAATACTCAACTACCAAACTGCTATAAGAACTACCCGAGATTGACAGCCTGTATGTAGTGCCAGCAGATAAAGCCCCCAATGATTTGTAGTATTCATAATAGCCATTATGCTCTGCTTCATTAGCTGTAACAGTAATGTCGAAACTTGTACCTGATGACTGTACATAATCCGAAGCCATTTCAATATACCAACGGATAACATCTGCTGTTGGCGTATATGTTATCGTCTTACTACCACTCTTATTATAGGCTCCTGAGATCAAAGTATCAATAGCTGAACCCGAATTTGATGTATGCGCTTTAAGGTTCGCAAATCTTCCTGTTTCCACAGTATAAACAACTTTAACAGTGTATGTTACCCCTGCTTTTAAAGTAGCGCCAATAATCGGTCTATAGGACAATTTATCTGGCGTATATGTTTTAGAAGCTACAATTATAGTGGAAGAACCTTTTTCACTTAAAGTCCCGCTTGAAACTTGTATTTCAGAACTATCTTCTGTTGTGACGGAAGTATATCTGGCACTGGCCCCTGCACCACCGCCCGCAACAATACATCTAGACAGCAATGACGCTGAATCACGGACAGTACGCCCATTTGAATAACTTATGGCCGATGTTACAGTGGAAATGTCCGTTGCACCACCGCCCCCGCGAGGGAATGACCTACCATCAGTATCACCGCTGTTATATCTTGCGGTTCTTACACCTGCACCACCGCCATTCCATCCACCATTTACTACAGATGTGGATGTTTGTGATGCAGAGCTGGTGTAGTCCGTACCTTTGCCGCCGACAAAAACATAGAGCGTAGTTGGCTCTGTCAAGGTAAGCACTCCTTCAGAATAGCCTCCTTTTGACCCTGCAATCGCATATGTACCTGCAACACTACCACCTTGCGCCCCCCAACACTGCAACTTGTACTTGCCTTTAGGGAGAGTTATCTGCTGCACATCACCCGTATAGTCAAAATTCCAAACCGTTCCTATGGGGTAAGTCTTACCTTTCAGAACCAGTGTCAGATCCTTGTATTTATCACCGCAAACAGCACGGACCGTCAGCTGCTTGTCCTCAAATGTTTCGTTTTCGGCAACCAGCTGGAATGCGACGGGATTCTGTCCCGCCGCACCATTCTGTGGTGATATGGAAATCCAGTCAATATCCATGGTTATACAGGTTCTTCAAGATACCAAGACTCATTGGCCGTAAGTACATTCTGCTTGATGGCATTCAGGTCATCATTGGTAAATGTCATTGTAGATGACTCCCAACTGATGGAGAAGTCTTCACCAGCAGCCTGCTTGACGGAAAGCGTACCGATGACAAAACCGGTCACCGCCGACTTGAATTTGACGGAAACCTCACGAGCCGAAGCACCCACGGCCTGAGCAGAAGCCGTGATGACAAGCTCTTCTGTCAATGCGGTACCTGTTGAACGGGACAATGTAAGCCAGTTAGTCTCTACATCACCCTGCACTTCGATGGAATAGGCGATATTGGAAGTTACGGACACAGTCTGTGAGCCACCCGCTCCTTCGAAATCATTCAAGACGAATGGAGTGACATTGAATGTAACATCCGCATCCGAAGATGACTGGATGATATTGTGCGTACCGGCTGTCTGCCAGGACGAGCCATCATAGAATTCCACCATTACGGGGATGGTCACACTCTCCGTTGTGGAATTGGTAGCAAATTGTACCTTCAAGGATATGGGACCCTCGGCCTGTTCACCGAATCCGTTCGAGAAAGTACCCTCATTGCCGGATACGGTGTAGCCTGTATTAGTTACCAGTATCACCTCCTTGCCGGATGAACTGACACGGACTTTTTCGGCGTTGGAAACACCGTTGATGACTGCTGAAGTCACATTGTAGGCAATCTCTGTCTGTGAAGTGTTCAGTGTCAGGAAAGGTGCAAGACCCTCAATGGTCAATGTCTCCACGGCATTTGAATTAGCTGCCGGATTACTGATGACCGCGCGAACCATCTTCTGATATACCTTACGTCCGGTATGACGTTCCACAAGTTTATGACCGATTTCGTGCCGGCCGGCCACACCGGATTGTGGGGAAATCTCCCATTTGCCAATTTTAAAACTCATCTTCTGAATGTTTTTAAGTTATAAATTATAAAAGTTCTTCTATCAATATTTCTTCGAGACTCCAAGGATACAGAGAGGTCAGTATATTGTACTTTGTGACACCCACTTCAGGTTCAGCCCATTCAATGTTCTGTCGAGTCCAGAAGACATTGCTGTCACCGCTTGGTCTGCCCACCGTACAGACTAGCCCCGCAGAAGTAACCAATCCTTCACCCACACGTTCTGCAGAAGTTACCAATCCTTCACCCACACGTTCTGCAGAAGTGACCAGTCCGTTACCTATCCTGAAAGCCTTAACAGGTAAGCAACCACTCACGTCACGTAACAACCTTCGCATATCGTCTCGTCTGAAATTTCACTCCTGATACCATTCTCACAATCACCGTCCGGGATGGCGGCATACAGTACAAACTTCAACTGGCCGCGTCCAGTCTTGCGTGAATCCACTACGGCCAGATAGTTGTCTTCATCCACCATCGTCATGTCCGTCTTTTTCAATCGGACCGAATTACGGGCATTGACATAAAAGTCCGCATGAAAATCCACGTCGCTCATATGATATCCGTCTATCGGATCCATGTGGACATTGATTTTGAATTCCGTTCCTAATGCACTCATATTATTTGGTTGTAATCTCCACAAAATCAATCAATACCTGCATAGCCAATGCCTTTGCTCCCAATTCCGCCGGATGGACACCATCGCTGCTAAGCATATCAGCATACCAATATCCCACATTGTTGGGGTCTTCTACCGCCTTGGCAAAATCAACATACCGATAACCGCTAGCCCGTACCCATTCATTCTTGAAACTGTTGTTTCTGGTGGGAACCGACGGGATTGTGGCCAAGACAGGAGTTATCCCTTTCTCTTCACATTTGGCTATTACATTCTGTACAACCTCAAGCCAAGAACTGTTTACAGCGCTGGTACCATCCGCATTATTCATCCCCAGACACCACAGGATATACTTCGGTGTGTACATTTCCAAATCAGCAAGCAGGGATGAATACATGACGGACGAGCTACCGCCTGACAATCCGTCTATATATACATCACCATGCCCCCATTGCTCTATCCAATAAGGCCATCTATTGGGGTCGCCCAGACTCATATACGAATCTCCTATGATCCATATATCATTATCAATGAGTGAAGCACAATATGTGAAACTCTCTATATGAAGTGCATTCGAACCATTGTTCGTTAACTTAGCACCACCGAATACAAAGAATGAAATTTCTTCGGATACATACATCTCTCCATCAGCAATTATACGGACAACGAGCCTTGTCCCAGTCTTACGCTCAAACGATACGGCAATCCTTTGGGCTGTAGACAAGGCCAAACCATGAGCAACCGTTGTACCGTCCTTGTAGCTGCTGATTATATTGGTACCGTCTATTGTTACATTAGCATATCCCGCATAGTCCAATGTTATCGACTCGAAACTGCCATTAGCATCTATATCGACACATGTCATGGACTTGGCTCGTGCATAGTTGGTCGAAAGTGATTTCGATGCTCCGGCAGACAATGAAAATCCATAAGCGCCCAAACGCTTGACTTTAGGATATTCGATAGCCGGACTATCCGAATCTGATTCTTCAACTTCTCCGTAAACCTTAATATTGATATTGGTAGATTCAGAATAAACATAATTTGAAGCCATAATGATATACCATGTGTTCACATCAATGGATGGAGTGTACTCAACGGTATAGCTCCCTTTTGAATCGTAAAGGTCATACTTAATCGTGTCTGTAGCTACTCCCGAAGTTGAATTATGAGCTTTCAATCCAACGAAGTTCCCTGTGCCTATTGAATAAACCAGTTCCACCCTATAAGTCTTGCCTGCTTTCAGAAAGGCACCGATGGATGTTCTCAACTCTATCACTGTAGGATTGAAACTTTTGTCGGACAGCAGTTCAATGTTGGAACCCATATTGTCCAACTGTTCCTGAAGTCGTGTGACACTTGACTCCAGTGAAACTACCCTACCCCGCAAATTACTGACGCTATCAGGCTTGTAAACTTTAACGTTTACCCGTGTCGAGTCTGTTGCAGCATAATCCGATGCCATCTCTATATACCAGTAAGAAACGTCAACACTCGGAGTATATTCTATTGTTGCACTGCCCTTATTTAAGTACACGCCAGACAACAATGTGTCTGCTGCGGTTCCAGAATTGGAATTGTGAGCTTTCAGACCGGCTAATTTGCCTGTTGGAGAATTATATTCAATTTCAACCATATACGTTTCTCCTGCCACAAGAGTAGTACCAATAGAAGGACGATAGGAAGATTTTGTCGGCACATACTCCTTATTGGCTACAGTATCGTTTATATCCATCTGAACAGCCTTAATATTCTGCTTGTTCTCTTCAATCTGCACTACTTGTGCCGCCAATGTTTCTTGTGCTGTAGTAGTATTAGAAAGCCCTTCAAGGGTTGCAACTGCGTTCTTGGCAGTGATGGCTACAGTTTTCGCTTCATTGGCAATGCCTTCAACACTTGACATCTCTGTTTTTGTAGCGTAAGTTTCTGCTATCACATTTCCGTTCCCGTCCTGCGCCGCCTTGGTTGCCGAACCTGCCGACGTGGCATACTTCACGGACTTATCGGAGTCAGCCGTGTTGTCCACATTGCCCAAACCGATATTGGCAGGCGTGATATTCACGTTCCCCTTCCGGTAAGTAGTTTCGGCATTCCCCTTGACACCTGTGACACCTCCCTCGCCTTCACCACCTGTAGTCGGTTCCGTCACGAGGAAACCGTCTCCTGTTATATGAACCTCCTGCGTATCTTTTTCGGTGGCAGGTTTGGCCTTGACACCACCCAACTTCTCGGAAGTCGCAAAAGATACGCCGCCTACTGTCAGATTCTCAATATCCTTCTTCAGCGCTTCTTCGGACTCTTTTATCAAAGTATCCGTGTCCTCTTTGGTATAATAATCACCCAAGTTCACACTCTCATCACCACCCGTAGCTCCGTCGGTTGTCCATACACCGCCGATGTAGTTATACACCGTATAGGGATAAGTCCCCCCCACGTATGCCTTGTCGCCTTCGGAGGCGGTCGGGAAAGCGGTTTCCAAAGCTTCTACTGTCTTGAAATACCCCTTGTTGCGGGTCGTCGCATTCTTCACCTTCTCCATGTCCGTACGGACCTTGGAGAAATTTTCATTGAGGGAAGCTGCTGCTTGTCCCCAAGTCTGATTGCCCTTGATCGTATTCAGTTCCATCTTTTTAATTGCTTGTCGATTCATAATTATAGGAAGTCAGCAGGCCGTCAGTGAACTGCATGACATGACGACCGCTAGCATCATAAACGTTCACCTGTTCTGTCAAACCGGAAGGAGCGGAATTTGTCGTACCGTTCTCATGGTCGGGCTGGAGTACCACAAGCCCGTCCACTACCTCACAATTTCCGAATACCGTCCAGGCACCACTGGTATAGCGAAGCCGGAATTCATGACCGGCAGAAGAAGCGGCATCCTTGATGGTCAAGCTATTGTAGGTCTCGGTCACGTATCGGCTTGTCTGTACACGGAAACTGCCTGACAGGATAGCCGGGACAACATATCGGCTCGCGGATACAGAATACCCGAGTACAATTTCATAACCCTCGGGTGCAGCACCCAAGGTGTATGTCCGCTCTTCAACGGGAGGAAGCCCGTAGGTATACAGGTCTATATAGGTCCCGTGTTCGTAGGTTATCACCTTGTCCGGAAATTCTGAAAGCGATACCCATGCTATATGCTCAGGCGACTTCCGGTACCAAATACCCTCCTTGGTCCACGAAACCGTTCCGTTCGCCAACTGGCCGCTGCCATCTTCATTCAGCAGAATCTTGCCGTCAGCTATCTCCACCGTTCCGCGGAAGAAACCGCCCAAGGCATGGATATAGCCACGCATGAACACGTCGCCACCATGGCTCACCACAAAGTTGGCCAACGAAGACCACTCCTCAACCGTCGGACGATACCGTGGATTCTCCTTGAACTTGATGATTGTCCGGATGGCCTGTTCAAACGTACCGCCTCCCCAGAAAGCCACATCATCATCGTCGTTGTAGATACCGCTTACTCCGGCGTTCACTTGTAACATCTTGCCGTCCTTGTAATTGCCAAGCTGTATCATGTTGGAAAGTATCAACCCACCCAACAAATCCACCGACCCGTTACGGATACTATCCTGAAGATATCTCAGGGACTGGAATTCGGCCATGGCCTTGTCACTGTCCAAAATCGAAGGCTTCCAGTCTGTCCTCACCGAGCCACGCTCTAACTGAAGTTCACAAACGGTTGCGGTACCGCTGAGCAGAAACACACCGCTGCCATGATGGGTGAAGCGGAACGTGTACCGTTCATAAGCGGCTGTAAGCACCTGAGACTCGCTGTAATCACCACAACTGACAGCCACATTTTCACCCTTTGCCTTAAACGATATGACATAATTTTCTCCTTCTATTAATGAGACTGATTGGGAAAGGCTGCCGACAACGGCACTCCTGCCCGAAACGGAACCCGAGTCTGCGGAAATGGAAGCGATACCCGTCCAATGCTTCAATGCCCGGCCGTACAGTTCCGAATCCACGGACAGGGACAGTGCATCGCTCATCGCTCCGGAATCATAATCTCCCGTAAATCCGCTGTTGCGCAAAAGATTGACAGCTCCAACGGAACCACCGGAAGCCGCCCCCTTGATTTCTTCGGGCAAACCCTCAAAGTTCTGCCAACCGGTAGACCCCTTTTCAATATGGAAAGAGCCTTTGATGTCAACTCCCTTATCCCGTGTAAACTCAATATAGGAATTCCGGGACTTGTCACCTATATAAGTATCACCATAGATTCGCACCTTGGCATGACCGCTTGTCCGGTCATACTCAAGCGCAATCACCTCTTTGCCTGTCAGGGTAAAGTCATCAATGCCCTGATAGAAAATGATGCTTGGAGCTGTCTCAGCCACGGATGAGAGGATGATGGCCGACTGTCGGGCTATATCATCCCGATGTCCCAACCCTACAATGTCATCACCGGGAGCCGGGACATCAGAGTCAGCGGCACAGATCGTTCTGGACAAATCGATGTAATCTGCACCTATACCCATCACTTCACGCCAGTAGAACCGGTTACCGGCATGGTGAGAGATTCCGACCTTGATGTTGCACTCCTGACAGATGGCCAATTGTCCTTCCACAAATTCATTCTCTATCTCGACACCTTCTTCTTCTGCCTTCATATAGCAGCGATAGACAGTATCCAATGTCTCAACCCGGATACATTTCATACCTGCCGGAGAAATGATTTGTTCTCCACCCACGAAAGTCTTCTTCTTGATCTCAAGCGCATCGAAATAAGCTTTTATCTTGACGTAAAGCCTGTCCACCACCGCTTGCGAGGTACCGTCCGCAAGTACTGTGAAGCCACTGCCATTCTCTCCGATAAGCAATCCCTTCAAGAAAGTGATAATCTCTTGAGCGGTATCGGGTTTGTCTTTACGAAGATATTTCTCATCCAGATAATCAGCTGTAACCATAAAGCTGATTAAGGCATTGAACGCATCCACTACCTTCTGCCAGTTCCTGTCCAGCTTCAGACGGACATCCCTACCTGTATCTTGTTGACCATTCCATGGAACGATACTTTCAAAATCAAGGTCCAGATTTATTTTGTTATTTTCTGTTTCTTCTGCCATATCAGTTCAACTCAAGCATGATACCATTAAACTCTAGCAGCAAAGGCTGCCAACATGTTTTCTCTTCAAGTGTATCCATATCCACAAAGTTCAGCAGATAGTCATTGTAGCGGGTACGATCCTTTCGGTTGCCGGCACGGAGCTTGGCATGTTCCACGGTCACTATTCCATGACTTTTGTTCTTGTCTATGGAGTAGCTCATGAAGCTGAAGGAAAAAGTCTGTCCTTTGTCCGTCAGCACCTTCA